CAATCAATCCAGTTTTTTGTAGCTACTGTTTCGATTACTTTTGCTTGCTTGGCGTTCATGTCGATCCCCTCAGAAATCCCGCTGTGTGCTGCGGTATGGACGTATCTTCCCAAAACTGTTTCGGAGCATCAACACATTTATTTCTATCGGTAAACACATTGCTATAGGTAAACACTATTCCCGGCAAACCTCTTTCACCGCCTTTATCGCGTCAATTACGTTACTGACAACAGTTACCTGACCTTTCCAACTGTGATGCCATAAGACCTGATCCGGGGTTAGCTTGGCTTTCTCATCCCGTTTTATCTCAAGCAGGACATTTTTACCCTTCCAGCCTACTAAGATGTCAGGACAGCCCTTACCTACCGCATGGAGATGCTCGACCTCCATCCCCAAGCGTCTTAACTCTTTCACGATTTCCACTTGATTAGAATCCACACGTTTATAGACCACGCCAGTCCCCCTTCTCGCCTCGGTTCCCACGCTCCCACTGAGTTCGGCAATCTTTCTCTAATCTATCCGCAGCTTGATCGCCTCGCTTCTGCCTGACTAAAGATAGATAGCTCATCGCCTTACCCCTGTCCTCTACTCTCCAAGCTAATACAGTGCGAACTTCACAACGATGTCTATGCTCTAAAACTTCCTCGGTTGTCAAAGTCAATTCTCGCCCCTATCCTCTCCACAAACTGCTGGCTTAAACTGTCGTACCAGAGTCCGTACCATTCAGTCCCCTCGCCATTCCTTTGTTTCTCGCACATTAGGAACGTATCCGGCTGGCTCTCATCTATCTGCTCACCCCTATTTTTGGCGTTTTCCTTCTTCTTGTTTCTCCAGACCAAAAAGACGTTATCCACCTGATCTGAGATAGAGCCCGATCCCTTAAGGTCGTTCTTGTTCGGCTGTGTCTCGTCCGTCTGCTGCTTGCGGATGTGGTGGACTAGATGAACATGGACGTTATGATCTCTCGCCAGTGCCGTTAGCTCGTCGATAAAAGACTTCTGACCGTTAAAGTCATCCTCGTTCTTGACGCACTTCATTAGGCTGTCGATGATGATGTGCTTAACGCCTAGCTCAGTGGCGCAATACCGAGTCATGGCTATCACCTTCTCAGGCGACGTAGTTCCCTGCTGGTCGTAAAGGTACATATTACTACCTAGAAACTTATCCATCCGGTCAACCATCTTCGTGATGAATCCTGCCCTGTCATGGGTTAGCGGATCATCCAGCGATTCCCCTGAGAACTGTCTAAGCATCCTCTGTAGCGTCCTCTCTGGCTTCATCTCAAATGACGCTATGCAGACCGACTGACCCTGCTTGACCAAATGCAGCGCGATTTGACCAGTTATAAGCGACTTCCCGCCACCGTTAGAACCAGCGTAAACCGTTACCTCACCCTCACGATAGGCAAAAGAATCATGGGTTCTAACCCAAGGCATCACAATTTTTTTCTCAACTGTTTCCGATAGGTAAGACTCCTTGACCGACTCCAGCCAATCCCTAGCCTTTCTTACTCGGATCGTCACATCGTTAGCGTGAAGGTACTTTTCAACGTCAATGGTTTCAGATTTCAGGATTCGGGCTTTCCTAGCCTCGTCTAGCTCTATCGCCCTCGCTTCAATGCTCATGTGTTCTTCCCCTTGGTTTCAATTGCACGGTTTAAATACCATATAGCTTTCTGTAAGTCTTGCGTATATGTACCCTTGTGTTCTGCCCTGCTTATATATTTCACAGCGTTGCCAAGATGAAAATCAAGCCGCTTTGCTTCGATGTAGTCGATAGCCTCAATGCCGCCTGTGTTGTAGTGCGGAGGATTGTTTACCATGTCAGACATAGTTCTTTTCCTTAATCTTTGCCAATAGCATTGTCGAGAACTCGCTAGGCTTTTTCGTTAGGTTCCAAATAGCCTTAATCTCTGCGGTAGATAAGTCTTTCCATCCAGAATCAACCGGCTCCACTGGCTCAGGCTCTTTCGGAAACTCAATCAGCGGCTCTCCGGCTAATCGATCAGAAATGTCTTTCGTTAGAGCATGGTTCGTGTACATCAGCTTTAGAATCTTTAGTAGCTCCTCAGCCTCATCTCTCGTTAGCTCGATAGTCAAGTGTTCTTCTCCTTCAGCTTGGCTTCGATGGCGCGTACAAAACTGCCAGTATTGTGAGTATTCCGAATTAACTCCGATATTTCCTCATCCGTCAGCCCCTGCCATTCGCGCTCAGGCTGCTCGAGTTTTGAAAACAGAATTGCAACCGAATCTAGAGTCTTAACCGGGACAACTTCTGATCGCTCCACTTCGTGTTCTAATGCTTCCAACACTTCTTGGGCTTCCCTGCGGGTTAATGTGATCATTGTTTCCCCTAGTTAATATAACTAACAGCTTCGTTGATTCTGGATACAGCCGTTTTAAGCCGTTTTCTGTCCTCGGCTGATACTCCCCTACCCTCGCTTACGTCAAATGCCGCTATGGACGTAATAAGTGCCTCAAATTGGATTATTTTCAGAAGGTCTGTTGCGTAAAACGGTCTCCTTACAGGTTTGTTGATATGGTTTGCTTTTAATCGGTCTAAATTGTTGTTGTTAGGAAATAGGTCTGTCAAGTCCATTCCTACGGCTTCAACGATTTGATGCGCTGAACATCCGGCAAAGCACTTGAGCAGGATTCGACCGTCATCTGTTTCCGTTATGGCAAGACTTGGTGATTTGTCGCCATGAGCAGGACAGCAAGCAGTCCATCTGCCTTTGGAGCCTTTAACCTTTTCGAGCTTGTTTAGTAAATCGCCAATCATTTCAGTCTCCTGTCACCTACCCACCAATCTTTAGGACTTGATGGAGAATTTACGATCTCATCTTCCCAACGCTTTCCATTAAGCCAAGACGCTGGATGAGGAATGTATTGCTGGTCTCTTGATGCCAAGCCCTGTTCGCTAATGGCAACCAGCATTTTCTTTAGAACAATGTCATCGACTTTAAGCTTTGCCCAAGCCTTCAACGCATTAGGTTTTGCTACCTTACGAGGATATTGCTTCCAGAAAACATCAAATCGATCATCAGATAATTGGTTTATGGTTTCTGGTTTATGGTTAGTGGTTAGGCTTTTTTTGGCTTTTGTTTGGCTTTCCACTGGGTTAGCGGTGGGTTTTCGTTGGCTTTTCTTCGGTCTGCCGCCTAGCTTTCCATTGGTTGCCTGACGGGAAATATATGCTTTGTACTCCTGTATTTCAGCATCAGCACGAGCATTTCTGTACCCATCCTCACATAGCGTAAAGAAGTCTTTGAGTACATTTTCAACCGTATGGTTATCCAACCGTAAGCGACGGGAAACCCATGGGATATCGTTGGGTATTGGAGATTCTGTGTCGTAATACAGGTCAAGTAACCTGCGATACGCTAAATCTTCGTCATTGGTAAGGAATGAAGTGGCAGACAAATAGTCGCCAATATGGAACTTATAGAAGTGCATAGCTTTGCCTTTCTCGTGAGGCGGTCAGCCTCGGCAATCTCACAAATAAGGTGGGTCAGGCAGGACGGTGAGAAATCGTCTTTTCAGGAGCTACCCTAGCCATTCCCTGTGAACTATACCGTAATGTTTCTCAACTGACAAATCTTACAAACATTGTGTTCCTTGAACTGCATTGACGATCTGGACTTCTTGCAGCCAGCGCAGTATCTAAGACCGTGATGGTATTTCTTAATCGTTCCAGTTTTGTCGCTTAACGTTGGAACTGAGAGTTTTGAAGGTTCTTCTTTCAACTGGTTGCCCTCTAGGAGTTGTCTTTCTAGGTTCAGGGTACTTCTCTAGCTTAGGTTGCGTTTCTTGCAATCTTTTTAATGTTTTCTCGTATTTCATTGTCTCATAATGTTGTTGTTTGGTAATAGAATATTCCTATAGGATTTGATTTATCTATAGAAATGTTTTTACACCTATCTGTTAAGGTATGGCACTATTTCGGGGCGGTAACTTACTAGGGGATAAATATGAACGCACAGGAATTAGAGCAGTTTCTACTTTACGAACTGTTAGACGGTCATCCAGATGATGTGCTTTGCCACATGACAGCCGCTGATATTGGTGAAGAATTCTCACAGATGTTATGGGTTTGGTCGCAGCATCATCAAAATCCTATCCAATTGAGAGACAGTATGCAACGGTTCATTATCAACATGATTAACCGTACTGTGAAGTCTAAGAACTTGCCTGAATACGATGAGACTGACGAGGATCGTCATTTCGAACATCAAGACAGGCTGTATCAGGAACACAAAGACCGGGAAGCAGAAAACTACTTTAAGGGAAAAGAAGCATGAACAAACTATTCAGGACGGACGATAAGCTAGCTGACTTCATCGACCGTCATTCTGGTAAAGTCATCTTTCTAATGTTTCTACTGGCTTTGTTATTGGATAGCGTATGACATCAATCCTAGACCCGAGCTTTAAATATGTCCCGTCTGGCAAAACAAACATTCGTAAGACTTTTGACCGTATTCGCAAAGAGCAAAAGGAGGCTGCAAAGATACAAGCTAATGAGAAAGCACAACCTAACAATATCATCTTCAATAAAAAATTCGCTAA